ATAATTTCGCCATCTTTGGTTGTATAGACAAGACTATTACCTTCTTTCTTCAATAAGCCTTTGGCTTCGAACAAGTCAACTAAACCACTAAAAGGGCTCATACCAGTGGTGTAAGGAATTTCAACTTGAACGCTTTCAAATGGTTTTGCATAGCGTGTTTTCATAATCTTACAAGCTGAACGAATACCGTTTACAGTTGTAGTCTTGTTGCCATCTGCATCGATCTTCAATTTCAACTTCCTCATGGCAACCACGATAGAAGATGCATAAATGAATCCCTGTCCACCAGAAATTTTATCGTCTGGATCGAACATATCTTGCGAAGCGTATGTGTGATTCGTACAAACCATTCCGACATTATAACTCCCAAACATATTGACACAGTTACGAACCAGCGATGTCAGTGCTTTAGGCTTACGGCCCATATCACCTTTCATTTCACCTGCTTCGAACTGATTTACATCAGTAGGAGTCAACAACATACCCAGCGAATCGATAACAAACATGACCTTGGGACGCTCGTCCTCGTTCATTACTTTGTATTCTTTCATAAACTCTGAAATCGTCTTGGCCACATCATCGATCATAGCCATATTCAATTTTAGAAGTTTATCTTCGCTGGTGTCAACGCCTAGATTCTTCAACCATTGTTCATCTAACGCATTTTCTGAGTCAACTAGAACAACATAAATGCCCTGTTCCTGTGCGTGGCGAATCAAATTACCTGAACAGATATATGATTTACCTGCACCACTTTCTCCGGCAAATACTGTTACCTTGCCTAATGGTACGCCTTTATCAAAGCTACCACTGATGAGGTAATTCAACGCATAATTACCAGTTGAGATCCAATCTGTTGGATCATTAAAACCAATTCCTAAACCATCAATACTCTTAGTGATAGATTTACGGAATTTCGAGATATCGAAACTCTTTACCATAATCTATCTCCTAATTATTGTTGACGGCTACGAATTTTAGCTAAAATATCTGCGGCGCGTGAACCAGCATCACCGCTTGATGAGGGTGCTGAAGGAGCAGGTGCCGCTGATTCAAAAGGGACATCGTCGTCATCGATAGGTGCTGCTACTGGAGCAGGACGGCTTACTGGGGACGCTGTAGGAGCGCTTCCTGTAGTTTGACCACTGCCGCCAGCACCTGCTGGTTTGAAGTATTGACCCCAACGTTCCATATCAAATGCTTCACCATCTACTGATGCTTCGAACATTTCTTTCATAACTTTAAGTTCAACTTCGCCAGGTTTCTTGGGCAAGAAATCGCTCAAGTTAAACAAGCCATATTGAGCTACGGCTGCATTTTCTGCTTCGCTCAAAGCACGTTCGCGACGAGCCCAAGTTGAAGTAGAATAATCAGCATAACCACCTTTGGCAGTTTTAGCAATCTTGAAGTCCAAGCCACGAACATAGTCAGTTGGCAATTCTTCAATTTCACTGTCCATCAATGCGTTCTTGACGATGTTGAAGATTTGTGAGCCGATGATGAATCGACGAATTGGATTCTCTGGAATCTTACCATCTTCTTGAAGTTTGCTGTCTGTGACAAACCCTTGGAACAAGTAAGACTTTTTCTTCCAGTATTTACGACCCATTTCTTCCAAAGATTTGTCTTTGAACCAAGGACGTACTTCGGTTAGAATAGGGCAAGTTTCTCCCCACATTTCCATACAAGGAACTTGCACAAATGTAGGTTTAGAATTTGTTTCACCTTTGATGCCAGCGAAAGGCAACTTGATCAAGTTACGTTCTTGCCAGAAAAAAGTGTTATTTGGGTTACCGTCTGGTAGGAATCGAACTGTAGTAGTTGATCCTTCTGGAGCATTCCAGTGAGGGTAAATTGCGTTGTCTCCACCGCCTTGATTGGAGTTTTGTTGAGAAGAAGCTTGAAGCTTTGCGCGGATTTCTGCTAAAGTTGCCATAATGTTTTTCCTTAATAAATGATTTTATATGCCATTCCTTTAAAGCCCACTGACTAAAAAGAAAAAGTGCATACAACTAATTGTACGCACTTTATTTATCTTTGCAACCTGTTAAGTTGCCAGTTTACGATATTATTTTGCCAAACCGGATAGTTTCAAAATATCAGAAATATCTTCATTAGCTGGCATAATTCCGTGTGTTGTAGCAACTCCGCCGGCAGGACGATCGATGTCTTCCACCTTGTTTTTAACGTTACCTAGCAACTCTTTTAGACGAGCTAGGCCATCATCTTGGCTAACTTGGCCGTGTTTTTCTTGCCAGTGTTCAGAAAGTTTTTCCATAAATTGCATGGCTAGAGATTCAGCTTGTTCGCCTACTTTATCACCAAACATTTCGGCAATCTTTTTCTTAACATCTAGAGCAATGTTTTCTTTGCCGTTGAATGGACCAACTTCTGGGTTATCTTGATTGTAACGGCTCTTAACCAATTTAGCAACTTCTTTGACCACTGCTTCACGAGTAGGCATGGTCTTGTTAGCAGGACCGTCCATTTCTTCATTTTCAGCAGCAGGTTGTTCTTGACCTTCAGGCGGAGCACCAACTTCTTGTGGAGGTGCATCAGCCTGTGGTTGTTCACCGGTGTCGCTCATTCCTAATGCCACTGCTAATTCAGGATAGTTATCGTTGGACCAAATTTTGAATACTTCTAGAGCATCGGTTTCTGGGTCAACATTGGCCATGTCTTTTAGTTTATCTTCTAGGTCGCTGTCATCTAGACCTAGACCTTGGAAGAATTGAATAGCTGTAGAACCTTGTGGGCCTAGTTCTAATTCAGGACCATTTTGACCTTGTGGTAATTCGCCTAGTGCTTGTTTTAATTGAGCAATTTGATCATCGCTTAATTTACCTTGCTCTACAGCTTCGGCCCACTCGGCAAACATTTCGAAACTTTCTTTCTTAATTTTGCCGTCGTCGTCTTTACAGGCACCTTCGTGATGTTCGCCACAATCTGGGCAAGCGTCATCATCACTGCCTTCACTAACATAATCTTCTAATTCAACTGCGTTAGTTTCGCTCATGATTTTATGTAATAGTGGGAAGTATGCGCTGAGTTCTTCTTGGAAACTGGTTTGTGTAAACTTCTGTTTGTATTGTTCCATGGTAACAGCATCTAACATCATGTCGCCTTCGTCGGCCATACCGTTGAATTCGTTAATCCATGATTCGTAGTGATGTCTTTTGCCTAATGCTGCTACCTGTGCCTTGAGTTCATTCATGCGGCCTAGGGCACGCTCAGTTACACCAATTGCATCGTCGTGCAAGGTAGCATTTCTTACTTTCTTGTGGAATGCGCCTAGTTGAGCAATTTCTTCGCTCATTTTAATAATTGCTTTGCCTGCTGGATCGTGTGGAACGCCACCGTGGTCTACGTGTTGAGCCATGGCAAACGCACCTGCTGTGTGGATAAATGGATATTTGAAACGTTCGCCGTCGGCGTTTTGAATAAAGATAGATTTAATGTGTTTAGGTTGGCTACGAGCGCCTGCATAGGTTTCTTGGAAATCGTTGCTGTGACGAACAATAACTTCAGTACGGCCTGATGTAGCACGACTAGTTTTTTTGCTGCTCTTTGGACTCCAGCGTGATTCGTTCATAGTTGTCATATCTTGTCCTTTAGTTGGCTGTGTTGCAGCCAAATGTTGAAAATCGTTTTTATCTAGATTAGTTTTAGCAATATCGCGTGTGTCAAAACGTAGCAGTCTACGCATGGCAAATATACGCATTTCTCTTAAAAATTTATACCACTCTTGCTTGGCTGGATCATCTTGATTTTCTGTAATGCCTTGACTGTAATATACTTTAAGGATGCCAGGGTCGCCGATGCTAACACTAACACGGCCTAGATTGTTGCCTTCGATTACAAAGTCGAAATCGTAGAAACGAGCTTCTGCTGGGTCAATGGTAACAGCACCGGTAGAGTCGCCCATTTCTAAATTTTGAAAACGGCTACGAACTTTGTCGAAAAGGTCTTGAGAAATTATCTGAATTGCATTCATAATTACTATTTAGTAAGATCCGCTGACATAAATGGGCAAGGGCATTTCCCATTCGTCATCGCGCTCTTCACGCATTTTATCGTAGATAGCAGGATCCCAGTCTTGTAGTACCATGGCCATACGAACTGCTAACAACATAGCGCTGACCAAGTCATCGTGTTGTCCTACTTTGGCTTCAAAACTTAGACCCTTGGCGATGTAGGTCTTTAGTTCTGATATTAGTGCTTTAGAATTGATGTGTAATCTGCCACTTTCTACTAGGTGTTTTAACTTGGCACATCCGGATATTTTGGTGCTGCTGGTTGTATAGAATCCTTTACGATATCTACGAACGTGTCCCTTGCGTATAGGTTCACTGAGGAATAGTCCCGGAATACTTTCTTCACCTATTTCATTTATGGCCACTAGAGCAGCTTCACCTACAGCATTGTTTTCTACACTGTAGTAGAGGCTAGGTGTAATGCCTTTCTTGTTAAATTCAGCAGCAATATGTTGACAAATATCTCGCAGTATTCGCACCTGGCCTTGAATAACGGTAAGATTGTGATGCCATTCGCCCACCTGGGTAAACGACGGAAGTTCTATGATCTGTATACCTGCAGGGTCGCCGCCGGTGCCTAGGCTAGGATCTAATGCCACAATGTAGGTATACTTTGGATTGATCTTTTTATACCAACGGCACTGCCCCATCTTCATAATAGGCTCAATGCCTTCTAGCGAGGCAAGACATATACTATTAATTAGAGTTTCATCAAAGATAATAAATTCACATTCGTGCTCTCGACGGAAGCGTTCATCTCCTACACGACTGCGTTCTTCGTTGGCCCATACTTCGTCGCGGTCAGGATGTTGGCTCCATACTGCCATATAGGGATAGAAACCATTCTTACCTAGTTCTGTAGAGTTGCCGTAATCGTCGATGCGCTTGTTGGCTTCTCTCCAGATCAAGGAAAATTGATCTTCGTCCGAGTTAGGTGTTGATGTAATAATGGCCTTACCACCTGTGGCCAGTGTAGGCGATATAGAAGTCCAGAACTCTGTGGCAATATTTGGCTCTACGTAGGCAAACTCATCGCAATAGAGTAGCGATACGGACATACCCCGGCCGGTAGTTTCTGTAGTTGTCTGCGCTACAATACGACTACCATTGTCAAACTCTATACTCTGCTTGTTATAACTGGTCACACCTGCTCGAATCCAATCGGGGCAGGTTTCATAGGCGTATCGCAGGCGCTGCATAATTTCTTGAGCACCTGTGTATTTGTGTGCGGAAATTAGAATAGTGCTGTC